ACTATTGGCTTTGACCTTAGCCCATCACGATCCGTCACCCTATGGGTGGCACATGTCCTGTGAAAGGTTTCTACAAAAACGAGTTGAGATACACTTAGATGGTAACTTAGACTTTAGGACTAAGCGAAATCTAATCTTGTATTTCAAATCCAAAGTAGATGATGGTCAATGCACAGGTACTTTAACCTGAGGACGCAAGTAAGACTCGGAACGGAGCGTTCATCCCATGTTTGAGTTTCTACTCTATGCTAATATCTCTTGTACCAACGCAGCAGAAATGCTGGACCGAATAAGAGAACACGAATACATTAGCAATCACGCTAAGGAAGAGCTGATTGAAACTATTCAAGAAGCAACGCCTGAGTGTGACTGGGACGCACAAGTCTGAAGGAACGGGTTTTAACTAACCTCAGTATTTCAGGAGATTACCCATGAACACTTTAAACATCATCAAGAGGCAGATTGAAAGAGCATCTGCACTTCATGACGCACAAATTGCTAACACTGCATATCGTGGTGTTAAGTATGACTGTAAGCAGACTGGTGAGGAAACTCACGGAGAGTTCTGCTATCGTGGTCGCACCTACACCAAGTGATCGCCATGCTAGCACTACAAGTAGTTGGACTATCGTCCCTAGGTTGTGTAGCATTTATTGGCATGATCTACGGTGAACTGCTACTGCTGCAGAAGGTGTAGCATGAAGATTAAACTGGAATATGATCTTCCAGTTTATGATCCAGACAAACACGATCCAGATAGAGTCTTTGGATTCTTAACTTATCGTGGCGTACATTATGCCAAGTGGGTTAATTTAAAATCCAGAGGCACTAGCACTTGGAAGGTCACAGAACAGGAGGGTTGACACCCTCCTTTTTTTATGGTAGAATGTACGGGTTATTACATTTCGTATGACCCAAGCACCATCATCTATTAATCAATATATTAAGTGGTTACGTAATGCTGTGAGTAAACCTCATCTATACGACAACGATGAGTTTGTAAAGATCAAGAAAGAACTTTATCAAGCAGAGCAAGTACGTTCCACCCTCAAAAATCTAGAAAAATCACAACAAGGTTTTGGTTATGACGCAACAATCCCAAGTGAAATTGGTATCGGTGACTCCCGAAGCGGAGAAGACGATGGGGTACGTAGCGAGAGTGAGCAATCCGAACAACCAGGAGAACCCGAAGGTATCGGGGCTGCTTAAGTATTGCGTCAAGCATCAGCACTGGAGTGTATTTGAGCAAGCATTTATGACGCTTGAGATAAATACAACACGGGGTCTAGCAGCTCAGTGCTTGCGTCACCGTTCATTTACATATCAAGAATTTTCACAACGCTATGCTGACAGCTCTCTACTTGGGGATGTTATCCCTGTCCCTGATCTACGTCGCCAAGACACTAAGAACAGACAGAACTCCATCGATGACATTGATCCCTTTACCCGTCAGGAATTTGAGATCAAGATCAGACGACACTTTGATGAGGGGATGAAACTGTATCAAGAAATGCTTGATGCACAAATTGCAAAGGAGTGTGCTCGTTTTGTGCTTCCCCTCGCCACGCCTACCAGACTCTACATGACGGGATCTGTGAGGTCGTGGATCCACTATATAGATCTACGTAGTGCCAACGGCACACAAAAAGAACACATGGACATTGCTCTTGCATGTAAAGAAATTTTCTGTGAGCAATTTCCTACAGTTGCTGAAGCATTGGAGTGGAATTAATGCCTACCTATCCTGTTAAACACAAAGAGACTGGGGAAACTCAGGAACTACGTATGACTGTCGCTGAGTACGAACAGTGGAAGAAAGACAATCCCGATTGGGATAAAGACTGGTCCGCTGGTGTTGCTGGCGTCGGTGAGTCTGGTGATTGGAGAAACAAGATGGGCAAGACTCATCCTGGTTGGTCTGAGATTATGACCTCTGCATCCAAACTGCCTGGTTCAAATGTTCAATGGTAAATTAGAGAAAACTTATGCCAAGATCTAGAAAGAAACTAACCCCAGATATTAATGGGATGTCTGCAAAGCAGATGAAGCGTAGAAAACCTATCAACAGCAACTACCTTCTTAACATTGAACCTCTCACAGAAAACCAAGAGGTTATGTTTGAAGAGTATGGTGCTGGTAAGAACATCTATGCTTCTGGATGTGCTGGAACGGGTAAGACTTTCGTTGCTTTGTATCTTGCACTTAGAGATGTTCTCAATGAGGATTCTCCTTATGAAAAGATTTATATTGTACGATCGCTAGTTGCTACTAGAGAAATTGGTTTCCTACCAGGGACCCACGAAGATAAAGCATCGCTTTATCAAATTCCATATAAAAATATGGTTAAGTACATGTTTGAGATGCCTGATGATGCGGCATTCGACATGCTTTATGAAGGACTGAAGAGTCAGGAGACTATTAGTTTCTGGAGTACATCTTTCCTTCGTGGTTCTACACTCGACAAAGCAATTGTCATTGTTGATGAGTGTCAGAACCTCAACTTCCATGAACTCGATTCAATCATGACTCGTGTCGGTGAAGATACCAAGATCATGTTCTGTGGTGATGCTAATCAGTCTGACTTGCAGAAGATCAATGAGAAGACAGGCATCCTTGACTTCCAAAGAATCATTGCAAGCATGACTGATGATTTTGCTATGATTGAGTATGGTATCGAGGACATTGTTCGCTCTGGACTTGTCAAGAACTATCTGATTGCTAAACTTAACCTCGGATTCTAATGCATATATTTGATCATGTTGGGTTAGAACCCATTGAGATGAACACAGTTACAATCGATGGGAAGAGATACTATGTCACTCCTAGTGGTGGCAAGTATCCCTCTGCTACCACTGTGATCAGTAACAACTCTAAGAAGCAAGCAAGTCTTGCTAAGTGGAAAGCAAGGGTTGGTAAAGAGAAAGCACAAGCAGTCTCTAACCGTGCTGCTGGTCGTGGTACTAGATACCACAAGCTCGTTGAAGATTACATCAACAATGAGTTAGATACCACAAAGTACAAGGACCAACCTTTGCCTTGGATCATGTTTAACTCTTCGAGACATATTCTTGACCGTATAAATAATATATACCTACAAGAAGCGGCACTGTATTCCGATTATTTGCAAATTGCAGGACGAGTTGACTGCATTGCGGAATACGAGGGGGTGTTGTCCATCATTGATTTTAAGACCTCCGCAAAAGAAAAAGACGAGAAGTATCTATACGATTACTACGTTCAAGAAACTGCATACGCATGTATGCTTCAAGAACGTTACGACTTGTCTGTAAAACAATTAGTGACGATTGTCTCTTGTGAGAACGGAGACGTTCAGGTAAGTGTCGTTCCACCCAAGAAAGAATACTTTCTTTCGCTTCAAGAGTACATCGAAGAGTATCGGAGTAAAAATGCCAAAAAATCTGGAGGATAAATTTATGACCGCTGCGAAATTCTCGCAGGATGTTGAGAAAATTGCATACGAAAATTCGATGAATTACATTGATGCTATTGTACATTACTGTGAGTCTAACGACATTGAAATTGAATCAGTTCCTAAACTGATTAGCAAACCACTTAAGGAGAAACTTAAGTATGATGCACAAAAACTTAATTACATTAAGAAAACCAGTCGAGCTAAGTTGATGCTAGTATGAACGAGTTCTTTAAATCTGAAATGGTTCGTGGTAACATCCAAGAGATGGCTGCGATGCAAGAGTTTTGCATGAGATCCATGGTTGCATTCCCAGTGCTGCCAAAAGAAAAGAAGATGGATTACTTCAATGTTCTGGAGTCTCTTATTGAGAAGCAGAAGATCTTTTATGCTAGACTCAAACTTAGCGACGATGAGGAAGCAATCAGCATGGCAGACTCCATGAGAGATGCTGCAGTCATGCTTGGTGCTGAACCAGGCGATGATCTGAACGATATGTTTGACGCCCTCCTAGAGCGTGTCCAAATGATGAAGCAACAACTAGATGCAGGGGGTTGACTCCTGACCTGTCATCTGTTATACTAACTTTGTTGGGCAGGACGGGACTGGGAGACTGGTTCGCACCGTAAGACCCAACCATCCAACACATCCAACTAATCCGAGGTATCCGATGTCCTTCGCAGATCTTAAGCGCAAGTCCCAGAACAACATGGAGTTCCTTCAAAAGGAACTGCAGAAGTCCAGCAACGCTAGCAGCGGTGCCGACGAACGTCTGTGGAAGCCCGAACTTGACGCTAGCGGTAACGGTTATGCGGTAATCCGTTTCCTTCCCGCACCTGAGGGTGAGACCCTCCCCTGGGCAAAACTGTACAACCATGCTTTCCAAGAGAGCGGTGGTTGGTTGATCGAGAACTGCCCCACCACTCACGGTG